CTGTCCTCATATCCGTAGCTTTTTAGTATTGCAGCAAGCTCACGCTCACCTTTCTTTCCCTTCTGGTTTGAATTCATTTATTATGTCCTCCAATCAATGCCGTTTTCTTTACAATCTTTTATAGCTCCATTCAGAGACCAATCTATGGAATCTCTTCTGCTTTCCTCCTGCCTGACATATGCTGCAAGCATTCCTCTTTCCATCGGATCATCCAGATCAGGTCTGAAATATCCCTTTCCATCCGATAGATTCAAGATAGATCCGTCACGCCTTGCATAATGAATCAAATCTCTTACCTGACGGTCCCTGAATCCAGTCTTCATACACAGCTCATATCTTGTGACCGCATTAGCTCGTCCTTTCGGAATATAATCACAAATGTCAAATCCCTCACAGTTCAATGACCGGAGATAATCCTCTAATTCTATCTGTCCTTCCATGCTGCTCCTTTCCGCCAGAGCCTGGCTCTCTGGCCGTGATACAACATCTTGTGCAATAAATAACGCTGGGTGAGTGCTTATGCGTTACATTTCTTGGTTACAATGCCAGGGAATCTATGTTAATAAGTTACAATCTGCTTTTCCCGAAGATCTCTCTAAACTCTTCCCTTGTCCCGTAATG